CAGAGGTTTTCTGCAGGCGAATAATACACACCAAAGTTGAGCTTATAATGCTCCTTATAGGTATCACAACGGGCAGCAAACAGTTCTTCAATTTCCTTGGCGAGCTTCATACCCTTCTCGGTTGTATGGTTGCAGCCGATGAGAATTTGCAAACACTCTGCAAGGCCAAGCTGCCCAAGCGCCAGTGTGCCATGCTTGAGCGCTGAACGGATGCCTTCTTCAGGCACATAGCCAGCCATGGTGTTGTTTTCATACATGAACTTTGCAGACTCGGCAGGCTGGGAGCAGATATACTCGAAGCGCTCAAGGAGCATATCCTTTGCGTCATCGATCTTTTTATCGAGCAGATTCATAAAGGTCTTGACGAGCACGCGCTCATACAGCACTTCGCTGCTGGTGGAAAATATGCTATCCACTGCACGCTTTGCTTCCATAGCAAGTGTGGGCAGGATAATTGTAACCGGGCAGATGTTTCCTCGACCGTCTTTGAGCTGACCGAAGCCGTTGATGTCGTACCCGTTTGCTGTTCTACACGTGATACTCCACTGTTACCAGTGGCACTGACTATATCTTCTATCGCATTGCATCGCGATAGTCTTCCGCTTCGGGCGTGTGCCTATCTCACGCCCTACTCCCTTACATTCATCAGGGATAGTCGATACACTTTCAACCAAGAATTGTGAATGAATAATTGTCAATAGTAAAGATTTTTTGACCAGCAGATATATGTTTTTGAATTCGATTTCTATCAACATGCAGTTCACTGGATGCTAATCTTATGGATGCATACTCCATTTCAGAGCCAGTATCTTCATTTTTAATCAGCAATCGCGTGCCAGTTTTATTCACCTGTTCCTCGTATCTGTATTCATTTTCTTCGTATGCTATTGCCCATTCGTCTTTGTACAACCCCCTTGTTTGCCCGTTGGTTCTTGTTGTAATAAAACGATGAGTGTTTTCTCCAAAGAAAACTTTACATTCTTCACAGGTGTCAAAACGGTATTCTTCGTTTGTTTTGATGTTTTTGCATTTTACCGCTCTGGCGTTTGGATTCTTTTTGCCTATTTTGGTTAGATAGATTTTGGTTTTGATTACTTCCATATCATCTGGGTCTTTGGATGCATATGTATTACCTCCGCATTTATACGATGCGTCAGTTTCGTTGTATCCATTGTTTATACTATCGTAAAAGTTGATCCAGTAGCGTTCTTTTTCATTAAGCTCTTCTTGGTTGTTAGCAGAATCAATTTGCTCTATTGAGAAATGCTCTGCTCCGTATAAACGAATCGCTCTTGCAAAATGCGTATCTATTACATTATTGATTGCATCGTTAATATGCCGCTGGAATCTTTGCTGAATTGGACGTATGGATTGTCCAATATACAGTTTATCGTTAATGTCATTTGATATTTTATATATATACATATACACCCTCCTTTCATATATATTAACACATTCTTGATTGCTTAGCACGGACTCATGCTATGATGCTATCATAGTACCTATCCGTTAGCAGGATTTCTCCTACACCCTCGGGCGAGGTTCAAAAGATTTTAAATGGGCTGTAGTTTACGCTTACCCATTGTAGCCATGTAAGTACGTGGATCGTTTACGTCATACCCGGCGTTGCCAGACCAATCGATATTGACATAGTTGGGATACAGGCGCAGCGCTGTAGACTTGAGAGCAAGACGGAACAGATCGTAATTGGGATCGCCCGGCTTACGGTTGACACCTTTCATGCACTGAAAGATGGAGCACGGGAACACCGGCGTTTTATGGAGCTTACCGACGCCTTTGATGGAGCCTTCCAGCAGTGCTTTGATGACCATGCGGCCTTCTGGAAGTGTACATGTACCAAAGTTGATGGATGTGAAAGGCAGCTGGTTTCCAGAGCGGCTTTGAAGTGTATTGAGATTGTGGAACATGCCTTCGATCGCCTGCTCAATTTCATCCTTTGTCTTTTCCATTGCATACTGCCACGCGCGTTCATGCTGCTTATAATGCTCATGATCGATTGGCGTATCAAGCAGAAGCTTGGCTGTATACTTGCTGACAGGCTGCAGACCTTCGATGAACTTCAAACCATCGTTATAATGCTTGATAAAGCTCTTTCTGACATATGGAACCATTGTCCAATCCAGATGGGAGGCAGAAACACCGCCGAACTGCTGGAGGGACTGAAGCTGGAACAACACGGCAATGAGCTGAAACGCAGTGCTGACCGAATTAGCTGGGCGCACATCCGTCTGCCGCGTATTGAAACCATTAGCAAGGAGATCGTCGAACGGCACGGTCAGGCAGTTGTGCATGCCGACTGCGTAAGAATCCAGATCGTGAATATAAATCATGTTACTTTCATGATTTTGTCGCGCCATGTCGCTGACGATATAATTTAGCGCATAGCGGCGCATCATTTCTGCATCGGCCTCACCTTTACGGCCGCCAAACGATGCTTCATCCACGTTCGCATTTTGGTTTTGAACATTTGATGCGCGCAGTTTTTCGCCGATGATGCGATCAAACTCCATTTGTTCGCCGCGAATCTTTGCCTTGCCATCGCGATAGATGATATAAGCCTTGGCAACATCCTTATAATCGCTTTCCATAAGCTTGCATTCGACCAGATCTTGAATTTGTTCAACGGTCATATCTTCATTGATATTTTCTATTTCCATGGAAATTCTGAAAGCCAGAATATCGTTAACGTGCCCAACATGCTCCATGGCGGCTTTGATGGCACGGTAGATGCGAACTCTATCAAATACAGCCTTGCGGCCATCGCGCTTGATTACGTATTCCATAGCGATCTACGTTCCTTTCTTACGAGTTGGTTACCACCGATTCATCCTTGATATACATACCGCATGGGCAATCAGGCAGAGACTTGCAATACTTTGGGCATTTGTTTTGCTTGCTGCCCTTTTCGGCGTGCAGGCAATATCCCCCATTGTCTTTTACCTGTCTGCGGATATATTCAACGAATTCTTCAATGGGATTGAGAATGAACCCAGATTTCATTTCGTACTCCTTGGTTTTGTAGTTCAATTAAATAGAAAGAAAAGGCTGCCCGAAGACAGCCTTTTGATTACTTGGTGCCGGTTGAACCCAGACCACCATGACGCATTGCCGTGGTATTGCCATTAGAAGCGATGCCGAACGGCACAAACACGCCTTGCATAAAACGCTCGCCTGCCTTTAGTTCAAGCAGCTTGCTCACGTGCACCTTCGCCATGATGTGCCCCTCGTTATCGGCGTGGAAATAATCCGAATCGATAATGCCAACCGTGTTATCCAGACCGAAACCATACTTGGTGCCAAGACCGGAACGTGGGAACAACATGAGCACCCAGCCTTCCTGAATCTTCGCTCGGATGCCGGTTGGAATCAGAACGGAATCGTCTTCCCCATCGAACAGAGTTACATCCATAGGAATAGAGAAGTCGTATCCGGCAGAACCGATGGTGGCACGCTGCGGAAGCTTGATACTCTTCCACTCTTCAAACATCTCTTCGTTTGAAGGCTTGCATCCGTCAGGCTCCATATTGTAGCGCATCTTTTCATACTCTTCAAAAGACACCTTTTGAAACATTGCGATATTATCTGTAACCATAATTGATCTCCTTACATGATTTCATCCAGAGACTGCACAATTTTGTGGCATACGCCGTATTCAAGACAGGTTGCAGCATCGATATACCAATCATCCTTCGCCTTTTTATTGAGCACTCTTGGCGGAATGCTTGTACGGGCAAGAATGAATTCTTTCATCTTTGCAAGTTCCTTGTTGTAGTTACGGGTGGCGTCCATGACTTTATTTGCGTCTCCGGCGACTTCCGTAGAGCCTTCATGGATGATGACTGTAGCGGTGGGCATCATTAGCCGCTTTGAGCCAGCCAGATAGATCAGCGAAGCTGCAGAGGCGGCAACACCGAGATTGACCGTGATGATGGGCGTTTTAGAAGTGAGCATAGCGTCAAGCATAGCCCACATGAAGGACATATAGCCGCCGTCAGACATGATATAAATGGTGATGGGCTTACGCTGCTCAACTGGAATATCCTTATCCTCCTGATTCCAGCGCATGATCAGCTTGATCATTTCCATAATCGGAAAGCCAACATCCTCTTCAAGAAAGAGTTTACGTTCATTTAAAAACGCATAATAACTGAGCAGAGCCGGATCGGGCAGTGTATTATCGGGCAATTCCAGCTGCATATTCTCTACCACCTGACGAACGGCATCAAAAATCGGATTGGAAACTTCACTCACTAAGCTTATCCTCCTGCACAATTTGCTTGATTTGATTATGTGAGATGAGCCAAGCGACAGCTACAGCAGCTGCGTCTGATTCATCATCATTTTTGTATGTAACTCCCTTTAGATAATCAGAAAGCGCGGCAGCAACCTCCTGCTTTTCCGCTTTACCGTTACCTGTCAGAAGTTTTTTGACTGTGACCGGATAAATTTCATCCCAAGAGCGTTTACCATGATGCCAAGCCAACAGATCCATGACACCGACGACGGATGAGATACCCGTTCTGGCTGCGGTAGACGAGTGAGCCATTTTGCCGCCGCAGTTATTGATAGATTGTTCGCGCACAAGAAAAATTGGTTCTTTTGCGCCAGCTAACAACGCAGAGGCATGAAAAGCAATTTCTTGTAAAAGCTGACCGCGAGACTTGACTTTTGTTTTATTGTCAACACTCATGAGCGTAACTTTTTCAAACTTCACACTATTGCCTTCGCGCCTGACGTCAATTACACAAAAGCCTGGTCGTTTGAGCGACAAATCCGCCGCAAGCAGCGTATATTCATCCGGGATGACGACGGGCTGATCGTCTGTTTTTTTCTTTTTCTGAGCCAACGGAATCACCGCCTTAACCGTTGCCAGATGTGGCTTCATCCTGTTCAAAAGCAGCGGCAACTCTCTGTTTAAGGTTGTTGTCATAGGCAGAGTGGGCGTAGTAGCCGCTGCAGATAGCGACCGCGAGCGCGGAAGAACAGGTAACAACATTGTTGATGACACGAACTGCGTACTCATCCACAGCCACACCTGATGTATCGGAAAGCAGTATCAGCGCGCATAGCGCTAAAACCGCCCATTGAATAATGCCAAAGAGCGCTATTCGTTTTGAATATTGAAGGTATTTTTGAATAACAGTTCCTGTCATGCAGCAGCGCCTTCTTCCAAGGTATAATCATATCCTTTAAGCATGTTCTCAAAGGCAGTTTTCTGGGCTTCACCAACTGCTTTAACAGAAAACACATACACCTTTTCCGTAAGCGGAGCGCCTACGATATATTTTTTGCTGGCATACAGTGTTCGGCCGAGATGATCGATTTCGTACCAATCACCTTGCTGACCAACGATTGAGAATATATCACCGTTATATGCTTTCAGTTCGCGGCTGAAATGAGAACCAGGACCTGAGCGAATATTCAGCCAGCCACTACTAATTTGGACTTCGCCCAGAAATGCAGTAAATAGTTCTTTTTGTATAGTTTCAGCCATATCATAATTGGTATCTTTCAGTCGCGCCGCCATATGCCATGTTCCGATTTTTGTTACAACTACGCCGGTTTTCTTACCCTGTGCTTCGACTACATCGCCGTTGCCAACATAAAGTCCGACATGATACACGTCGCCGGGATTGGTTTCATACCAACCGTTTGTAGAATGAGCAGACGACCAATCCCGGCATTTAAATACAGCCATACCGGGTACAAGATCGATTTCTCCGATTTTGCCTTTTTCGACAGTGTATTTGCGCCACATGGTATTTGAGCCATGATACACATAGCCGCCAAGCTGTTTATAGGCATAATAAAAGGCGCCCGAACAGTCAACTTCGCCCTGTTTATGCGCGCCGGCTACATATTTCCATTTTTCATCAGCCATCTGGTTAAAGATTTTGACCAGATCGCTGGCTTTGACTTCCGCCATAGGAGTTCCCTCCTTATTGATATAGGTTCCGGGATAATAAAAAGACAGGATTTGCTGATAGCCAACTCCTGTCTTTGCTGCGTACTGCGCACCACGCTGTGACATACCAACGCCGTGACCTGTTTTCTTTCCGTTTGTTACCGCAAAATCCCATGGATCATCCTGCTCGATGAGATATGGTCTCGCACCACCCCATCTTGATTCAGACGATGTGGTTCTACCGCCATTTGAAGCAGAAAAACTACATGGAGAAAGCGGCTTTCCGTTATAGAATAAAACCATACCCTCAGTATCATCCACCGCTTGATGCGCAACCGCGTATGCAGTAGAATACGCTCGCTCTACGTTAAAGCATTGAACAGACGAAGAGGAATCCGACACAGGTTCTCCCGAAAGCACATTTTGCCATACGAGCGTTCGCGATGCAATTGCCTGAGCTCGGCAAGCTTCCTTTGGAGCGACGCCCATTTCGCTGGCAACAACGCCATGCAAGTATTCGCGAAGAGATATTTCCACTATGTCGTTTATTGGAACGCAGTAAAAATTGGCGTTTATCGTTTTAGTGAGCTTTACTTTAATGGTTTTCAAGCGATTACCTCTACGTACAAGCCAACGAGATCTTTTAGAGCGTGATATAGTGGTGTACCGGAATCGCGGTTACACAAGTAAATAACATCATTCTGTGTATAATACTTGCCGCTAAAAATCTCCATATTACCGTCATATGGAATAGGATCTTCAAGTGTACCGGCGTGTACCTCATCAATTACGGTAAAAAGCGTATTTGCGGTTTCCGGAGGCCAATCGTTTTGCGACGTATGAGAAGTAATGACTTTATAAACCTTCCCGTTACGCCTGAGTTTTTGGTCTTTGTCGTACGAAACAGATGCTCCATTCCACTCATCGTACAGATAGGCCGCCTGAATTGCTTCCGCATCAGACAGACTCTGAGCTGCTTTTACGATGAGAGGACGCATTTTTCGTGCCAGATCAATCAATGTGCTCATTGATTACGCCTCCAATCCAAGAAGAATTTTTGCAGCAGCGAGCTCTTCTTCAAGTTGAGCGATGCGCTGGCTATCGGTTGGCTGCGCTGGTGGAGGTGGTGTATAGTCACCATCGATTTCCGACTGTGAACGAGCGATCAATTCGCCATCAATATAATTGTAAAGCGCGATACCGCGTGAATCACACAGCTCAGACGGCAGATTCTCCGGAGCAGGATACCAGTCCGTGTTGCCTTCCATAGAGTTGGGGTTGGCAGACAAAACTCTGTTGTTACTGTCCACATAAATCCATGTATTCATGATGCTTTCTTCCTCTCTGACTTCCGAGATGGATAAAAGCCATATAATTCAAAAAACAGCTTATCCATGCTTCGGATTATTTTGTGGCTATTTAAATGCTTTAGATGGCCGCGATGAGATTCATGAGAAGCGACAACTTCTTCCATGGTCATTTCTCCGCAGTCCACCTTCTGTTTAAAAGCTTTTAAATTGCGACGCCATACAGTTACGCTTTTGCGGCATGGTTTCTTAATAACCTTGCCCGTTGGCGTTAAAGAATAGCGTACTTTCAGAAATGTAAAACTACGCACGGGAATGATGTGTGTTTTACGTTCGTTTAAAACGATGCCCAACTCACCGTATTTGTTTTTAAGTTCTTTAAGGCAATACTCAAGGTACTCGCGGCTACTATGAATAAAATATGAATCATCCATATAGCGCGCAGAGTGTTTGAGATGCAATACCTCTTTTGCGTAGTGATCGACGCGATTCGGATATGATACAGCAAGAATCTGAGAAACCTGAGAACCTATACCCAAAGACTGATCGCCAAATGATTTTACAAATTGCCAAATAAGCCGACGCAAGCGCTCATCCTTAAAGGTTTTATCAATCATTTGCTTGATTGGTTCATGCTGGATGTGGTCAAAATATCCCGTGAAGTCAATTTGCAGAATCCAACCTTTATTACTGAACCCGTTTTCACGATAAAAATCCTTCAAATGCTTTTCGCAGCGATTGATGGCAAAGTGAATACCTTTACCCTTGATGCTTGCACCATTATCGTAAATCAGCGAGCGAGAAAGCAATGGAACAAGGGCGTTATCACTCAGCGAACGCTGCACAACGCGCTCTTTAAAATGAACGCTTCTGATATTCCTCGTTTTGCCTCGTTCACTGATATCAAAACAAATAAAGCCCATGACGACGGATAAGCCAGCTTGCAGTTTTTGTCTTAGATCCCAAGTGTTACGCAAGAGACTCATGAAATACTTTTGCACTGAGCTTTTCCAAGCGACGCCTTTTCTTGATAACTTGGCCGCTTTAATCAGATTATTGGCATCGATCACATTTTCATAATTATCGTATTTTTCAGCAAAGGCAGATTTTCTTTGGTTTCTGTGGTTTTCTCGGCGCATGCGCCGTGCTAATCTGCGCTCGCTGCTATTCATTGACTATTCATTGATCCTCCGAACATAAAAGGATGGCACAGCGTACGGGATTGGTTATCGTATCTTGATATACCCGCATAGCTCATGAACTGACGTTATGGATTTCGGCAGTACGGACATGAAAGCAGAAGAGATACGGCAAACTGCCCATGCAAGAAGCGTCCGTCCGTTGGCATCGCTGTGCAAATTTAGCGGCATTACCCGCTTGGTCAATCTTTCCTTCCTATCAAACACTGATTTCAACCTGATTATGGTTTACTACGACTGGTCATATGACGGAATCAGAGGGGCGCCCCAATCCAAGTATTACTGGCTGAGTTGTTGTTGGGATTCCCGTTGTTGTTGACATTACAGAAGTTCGAAGCAGACCCCGCATTTGAGGACTGCACCCACCAGTTGTTACGGCCGCCACGCAGAATAAACAAAGATTGACCTGAGAAACAAGGTTTAAAACGGGTTTGCAGATTGAAGCCTTACTTTACTTCTGCATTTGCGCAGTAAACCGGATTCTTTTTGTAAAAGCTTGCCTAAACCATCCAGCTTGTTTACGTCGATGGCTGGCAAAGCAAGAACGGCGCGTTGAATATCCTGAATAATTTGCTCGCATGCAATTGTGGCACGAAGAAAAGCATCTTTCTTTTTATCCACCAATTCTGGTGTGGACGGATAGATTGTCTTTGCTTCTACGATAGCGTTTTGCATAGTTTGCAAATCATTTTTGGTCGGGATGACGTAGATATACAAATGGCGCTTTGAAAAATTCTTTTGATTTAAAAGAAAACGCATCAATTGCGTTTCGATTTCCATTGCTGTATCCCAATATTCATTGCCGGTTGGTGTATGAAATCTTTTAAAAACATTACTCATTT